GTTAAAATCCAGGGACTAGCTGAATTTTGATTGGAGACATGGATGACCATGACCTCCACAAGGTATCAGCTTAAAACCTCTTCTTCAATCCGAACCTCTTAGCAGCTTCATTGATCTGTTTTTAATTCGCTTAGGTAGTATATCTAGGTAGTATATCTAGGTAGCTGTCCACTTTGGACACATACCCTGTCCACTTTGGACACATCAAATGACAATTTGGACACTTTGAGAAGCTAATTTAGTCTCTACATTAGCCAAAAACGAATCCGCAATTTTTAGTGTTCTAGCTCTACCTTTATTTCCAGTATTAGCAGTGATTATTCCTTCAGCAATAGAACGATCTATTACTCTACGCATAGTTCTATATGGCAATCGTAACTCCTCACCTATTTGCTCTACCGAAGCAAAACACTCGTTACCACCTCTGTTCCATTTCTCGATGTAGGCAATTAAAGCCGCTTGGTGGTAACTTAGTCCGAGATCCAAATAAGCATGAAAGAGTGGCACAAATGTGCCGTGTTGTGGTAATTTGGTCATGCACTTTTCCTTTTAACCACTCCATGCCGCCAAGCTCAGGAGTGGTTTTTTACTTTATTTCCTTACCTGCTTCGTTACTTCTGGCCGATCATTTTTAGTAACTTCTAAAACGTGCATAAGTCCATTAACTTGGTGTTTCGTAAACTTATCTAAGTTGATCCAGAAAACATCGTTTATTTCTAATAAATAGCCATCTTGTTTTAGCTTTTTAATTGCTCTTACAACGGTCATGTATGAGTAGTGGGTGTTCTTTGCCAAGTGCTTCATATTTGCCGCATAGCCTCCTCTGTCGTGAAAGTTATAAATGTAAGACAGCAAATAAATGGCGCTATGATTGAGCGGCAAGGCAAGAATTACATTTGGGAAAACATAGTACGGTTCAAAATAGTATTCTTCATGAAGACTTGTCGTTTTCATATTGTTCCTTTGCTTAACTAATGATATTACCATTTTGCGTAAAGGTAACAAAAAGAATACCACTAAACAAGGAGATTACATGGCACGACCGTTTCAAACCTGGAAAAACAAAGGTCTGGACATAGCTGCATGGCCGACGAAAAACGGTGGTATCAGTTTCACCATCCGCAAGACGTTTAAACCTAAAGATAGTAACGAATGGCTTGAGTCTAAAAGCTACTTTCCTAACGAATTGGCTATGCTTGCCGACCTGATCAAACAGGCAACAACATGGGCTCATGAGGAGTTTGCCGAACCTATACCATACGTTGATACACGTCCTTTACATCCCAAGGTTGCCGCAGTTGTTAAATCGGTAGCTGATGACGTAGACGATATTCCATTTTAATCACCTGGAGACATGACTATGAGACTAGACCATGGGGAAGCATTTAACGCTGCTGTAGCTGGCTTGCAGCGGCAATTTAGAGCCATTCAAAGGAAGGCTAGTAACCTTCCGAGCTATGAGATGCGTGAGTAATTTGTAACGCATATTCATGGCGCAATCGCAGAGGCGACCGTAGCAAAGGCTTTAGGAATGTATTGCAATATGAGCAGTCCAGATCGTGAAATAGCTGATGTTGGGATAAGCGTTGAAGTTCGTAGTAGCGTCAATCTCAAAGCTAAAATGCCGATACGAGCAAAGGATAAAGATAGTTCCAAATTTTACTTTGTGGTTGGCATATATCCCAACACAAAGATAATTGGGTGGAAGCTAGGCAAAGACTGCAAGCAGAGTTGCTATAGGATTGATACCGATAAAGACGGCAACAAACTTACGCATCCTTATTGGGCAGTTCCACAATCTGATCTAAATCCTGAGCTTATCGAGGTAATACTATGACGATTTACAGCACACACACGGTCAATGATGGTAGGTGGCAAGTAGTTTTACATATTAAGGAAAGCGATGATTTTGTGTATCGGTATGATTCTCGACCTGACATAAGAGCGTTAGTTGACCAAAACTATAATGAAGGGCCTGAAACTATCGCCAAGATTCTATTAGAGCAGGTTCTTGATTGTGCTTCTGTTCAGGTCAATATGCTGTGTGGTCCTGGCGTATACATGGAGAAGAAATGAAGAACATGACGCTAGAAGAGTTAGTTGAAAAGTACGCTAGTGATATTGCTGCTATAGATGGCGATTTTACAATTAACGATATCAAACGAGCGTATTCTACTGGGTTTCAAATAGGGGAATTGATGACAATGTTACGGCCATTTGAAAACAATCGAGCTGTTAAGGAAGAGGAAAAATGAACCACGATATCCCACCGCTAAAAGTACTCGTTCACAATCGCAACCTGACACAGAATAGCGAGGCTGAAGGGTACGAAATGGGGTATGCGTTTGCTATTCAAAGTTGGAAAGGTAGGGCATTACAATTCCATGTGCTCTTTCAATCTGGAGCACACTTTCGTCATGTGCCGCTACATTGGCTCATACACACGCTAGAACCTTTTCAGATGTACGATTTAGAGTTGTTGCAACTATGGGATTGCTTTAGCTTTAAGCCAGTAGTGACCGTTTTTGACTTTCTACGAGACTATTCTTGCAATGCTATTCTTAAAGACAAGCAAAGTGTTGAAGCTAAGTATTGGTTTACGATTGACTGGCTTCCTGACAGTGACGAGCGTTCTGGCCTCCTGCTCCACCCAGACCAAAACAAGTGTGCCCACGTTGTCCTGCTGGGGACCGGACAATTCGCCTGTTTGCCTACAAATAGGATTGCGTTCAAAGACGCCTATTTTATCGGTAACAAACCAAACCCAGGAACAAAAGGATACACAACTATTGACACAGTTTGGACCTCAGAGAGCTGTGAGCGATGGTCAGTAGCCAACACCGATGAAACGTACTACTAGGTTCAAGCATGGCCCTGAAGAACTTGAGATGTTTGCGTTCTTCGATTATTGCCGCTGCATGGAATCTCAAAATCCAGCCTATGCGTTAGCGTTCCACGTTCCAAACGAAGGGAAGGCTTCTATCCCTCGTCGTGTTGCACTCAAAAGAGCTGGGTTAAAGAAAGGTATTCCTGACATAGTTGTGCCAGTAGCAAACGATAAATACTCTGGGCTTTACATCGAGATGAAGGTTAAGCCAAATAAACCATCTCCAGAGCAAATAACACTTCTTAAGCAATTAAATGCAGTTGGAAACTATGCTGTGCTTTGCTGGTCTGCTCAAGATGCAATAGAAATCATAAACAAATATGTATCAAATAAGCTATGAAACGTATCATGATTTCATCAGACCAAGACCTTCCCTCAAATGAAACCCCTGAACGTAACCTATGGTTTGCCGTTATTGAGCGAGCACTAAAGGACTACTGCTTTTTCTTTGATAAACTATATAGCAGTGGTAGCGGCAATTTAATCCCATACGAAACCTACGATAACGATAGGAAGAATCAGTTTAATATAAAAGCAATATACGAGTTCAACAGACTGCGCTGGTTTATATTCACAAAAGACCCAGAGCCATTCAACTTAGAGTATCTAGCTGAACAACTATACGAAGATGGCGAAGGAGCAGCGGCAAGTATTCGTAAAGAAGCTAAAGAGCAATTCAAGCTCCACTTTGATGAAGCAGATAAAAAAGGACGCTTCCAAGCTGTATTGTATTACATTAAAGAAAATACAGGGGTGGAACGTAGCGTATCTGCTACCGAAACCAGCAAACTAAAATATAAGCGTCATCGGCTTATTTAACGAGTTTTCTTAGCTTTAAGTGACCAAACCTGAGATACCCCGTAAAGGATAGCACCAGATACAACAGGAGTTGCAGCCTGTGCTAGTTGGTTTGATTCAGCTTCAGATACGCCAACAGTCAAAAGACCACCAGCAACAAGCGTGAGAAGGTGCCGAATTATCGAGGCAATAACAATTTCCATGCGATGTTTCCTGCTTTAGTAATCCTAGACAAAGACGAATCGCAATAACGCTCAGAAGGAAGTATGAAGCGTGAGGTGTGTATCGTGTGCGTAGGTTCTTTCACGCTATTGCAATTCATCCACGACGACCAATAAAACCGTAGGTCGCACTGCTTAGTTTTCCGATAATAGTTTCTGATGTCAACAGGATTATGTAACTCCTCACCGTCCAAGTCTGCGATACATGGGGCTGAAAGTCCTGGATCTCTTCCATGCCTCTCACAGACCGTTCCCGATAAACAACGTCCTTTAAGTGGATTGTCCACAGGGATACAAGCAGGCAGAGCAGCAGATACAGCATTAAGCATAGCTTTCCGAGCTGGTCCATAAAGGTCACACTCTAAACAAGGGGATACATAACAAGTTAGTGGCCCTTTAGAAGCCTCTACTTGCCTCTTAAACTGCTCTAGAACACGATTAAACTTACGCCTTACGTCAGACCGAGGCTTGGTCATCTTGCGGCTGGCAGAGGCTATAGACTGCTTATAGCTGTCTCTTATACACATCTCCGAGCCCACGAGACCAG